GTGATGCGCACAAACGGTCTTGAATTCGCGCGGAGCAAGACCTGGGATCGGACGTATACGCAATTCGTTACTGTGTGCCTAGACTCCTTGCGGACGCCGCGGTCGCGGATGGCGGTGGGCCGACCCATCGAGCCAGCTATCCGACTCTTTGGACGCCGGACAGCCAAACGGCATCCGGAGGCTTTTGGCGTGCTCAAGATGGGCGGGTTGGGTGACATGCTGCAGGCCACGGCCGTTATCCGNGCNGCNGCGCTCAAGTCNGGANGCAAGGCNGTNGTNTTCTGCAACGCCCANGCGGACGTGTTTNTGGCNATGCCNGAGGTGGTNGAANNTGATNCNNNTNGCNNNNATGCCCCAGCAAATGGCAGCAGACAGCCTAGCAGACGAGTTTCCGCTCTTCCTGGACGTCCGGTACGTCTCGAGGGCCTACGGCCTCTGGAAGCCCACGGCGTTCTTTGAGAAGCATCAGTGGTTTTATGACCACTGGACGCCGTCCTCAAATCGCCTGGCGACCCTTGGGATGCACAGTACGCAAATCATGCTGGATAGTTTGGGGCTCGAGGGGCCGATTTGGCCGGTCTATGAACCTCGGGCTGAGCCGTCGCTGGATCGCGCTGCGTGGCCAGTCGAGCCCTACGTGGTCTTGGCGACCGGTGTCGGTGCTATGGGAGGGCTCAAGCGCTGGCCGGCGGAGCGCTGGACCGCGCTCGCCCGTGCTCTTCACCTGGACGGACTTCACCTTGTGCATGTCGGCGGCACTGGGGATGACGCGGTGGATGGCATTGACTTTGATTACCGTGGTGCAAGCCTACCTGAGACCGCGTGGATCCTTGAGCATGCGCAAGCGCTAATTGCCGTGGAAGGTGGGATTGCACACTTGGCCGCTGCGGTCATGCGGCCTTTTTGGGGACCGGATGGGCAGAAGGTGCCCAACGGACAATTCATTGGAGTGATCTTCGGGCCAACGCCCACTAGGCCTTTTCTCTATCCAGGCCACACCGCTCTCGTACTCCCAGAATTCTGTACCCCATGCTGGCAGGTCGAACCGAATTGGAAGCACGCCAAATGCTCAATCGGAGCACCGAGTTGTGTGAACTTCCCGTCGGTGGCGGATGTCCTCTCTACGGTAACGCTGTATCTGCCGCGTGTGACCCGAACATCCTTTTCTTCTCCCAGTACGGCGCATGCCCTGCATATGGAAATGATACCGAAATGATTTTGTCATGATACGACGGCTCAGTATCGCCTACCTCGTTGCCGTATTGACGTGGGGGTTTACGCTGTCCATTGGGGATTCGACGTTTCGCGTGTGTGGATTTACAACACGCGATAAATGCTGGAGTGTACATAAGACGCTGACCGACGCATTCCCTGAATGGATCCTCGGTCACTGTGAACGTGAACCGCTGGTGCGACGTGGCTAACACGGATCTGGGCAGCCTTGAGCCGCAATTGATTGAAGAACTCGGTGGCGAGGACCTGGCGCCCGGCGTCCTCCGTCGGATGAACCTCCTTATCCAGGCGGTACCGGATTTCAACGCCGCCACGCACGTAGCCTTTGGGTTGGCTGGTACAACGCTTGATCGCGAAGCCTCGCCCATGGAATCCCGCGCGATCGTGCTCTTTGCGGCACTGAAATATCTTCGCGGGATGGCCATTGTGTCTGCTGGCATGGCACTCAGTCACACGAACGTCGCCGGCCGTACGGACACCTCGGGTCAGCCGCGTGCGTACGAGCGGCGCATTGAATCGGTTGAGGCACGGTTGGCGGCGGTCATGGAACGTCTAACTGACCACGCCATTGCTGGAGAAACCGTGGCGGCCGAGTTGGGAGAGACCAAAGACTTGCTTACGAGTCTCCCATCAACGTCGTGGTGGGATTGGCGCTGGTAAACCCTGTTGCAGAGAGGAGGAGGCGGTATGCACGTGACATTCACACTTTCACGAGGAGGAGGGGCGCATGGCAACTGCACGCATGAAGAAGGGTAGGCGCCCGCGGGGAGGAGTCACGCACTCCTCGATTCATGTCCGCGGGTTCGCTCGGATTCAGATGGGGGAGAGGGTCGACGGTCACCTGAAGATTGTCGGTGATTCCGGGTGGCTGAAGAACACGATTACCAACGAGGGGCGCAATCTGTACATCGCGGCGCAGGTCGGCTCTGTCACCGGTTCCAAGCAGGTGAACGCGCTCCAGCTTGCGACGCAGCAAACCGCTGTCGATGCCGCGTCCACGGCTCTTGTGGGTGAGACGCGCGTGCGGAAGACACTGCTGGCGTCCACCCTCGCAACGGGTACGTTGCGGATGACCGCGTCCTGGTCGTCTACGGACAATGCGGCGGCGATCACCATCGGGTCGATCGCTGTGTACAACACCACTACCGCTGGGGCGGGTACCATGGGATCGGGCCAAAGTTTCACAACTTTGACTGTAAAATCAACTACTTACAGAGCGCCTGCTCTTTATCTAGTTGGTTGCGGAGCCTTGGCTGCGTGAGCTACCAAGGGATGGCCGCTAATTCGGCGAACGCTGTGATGCCAACGCCGAGCGAAATGCCTGAGGCGATGAGGACGCGCTCGCAACACGTCTCAGGTATCTGTGTAGAGATCATATACGGCCCTCTTCGGCGCGTGCAGACCGGAGATGAAGACATGATCCATGCCCTGGCGAATGATAAGTCAGGGAACCAGCCCGATAGCCCAGTAAATTTGACGCACTGCGCAATGGGCGTCAAATCAAGATTTGTCGGCTACGTTACTCCTGCTGCAAAATCAACTAGTTATATCTCAGAATATGAGAGATCGGTTGATAGCAGCGTAAAGGGGTCGGCGCGTCATATTGGTGACGATATGACGGATGGTGGCGAACTCGGTGGACGCTGTGATGCCAATACCGAGCCAAGCGTTGGGTCAGGGGAGATCGCACTCGTTTGTACTGACTCAATGGCGTGTGTAGAGACTAGGTGCCACCCTCTCCCGTGCGGTAGTTTGGGAGATGAAGGTATAGTCCACTCCCCGGCGAACGATAAGTCGGGAGCCACGAGGACGAGTGGCGTTTCTAACGCATCGCGTTACAGTAGTTTGAGAGAGAATCAAGTGTGATTTGGACGAAGGAGATGGATGCACTACTGCTCGAGAAGTATCCGAGCGAAGGTGCCCGTCCGTGCTCGGTACTATTCGGCGTATCAATCGACGCCGTATGGCACCGAGCACGGAAACTAGGCTGTCATGCGAGCAAGGAAGTGCAGAAGTCTGCCATCCGTAGATGGAAAGACGAGTACGACGACATTCTTCGGAAACGGTATGCAGTCGACGGTCCACAAAGAATAGCAGCAGAACTCAAATTATCTAGGCAAACCGTAGAGAATCGGGCAGCGGCTCTTGGTCTTACAAAGGGACACTGGAGTCAGGAATCGGATGCAGTAATTAAATCCGGTTATGCCGCAGATGGTGCTGCAGCCGTTGCTAAGGTTCTAGGGGTACCAATTTCTGCTGTGTACCACCGTGCCCGACGACTTGGAATTAAATATGACTGGAAGACTCGTCGTGGACAGTCGCAGTGGCTTTCAGAAACAGTACGTGTAACCGCAGCTATCCGTGATGATTTAAAGTGTGGAATTTACGCTATTCGACATGGTGACAGTGGTCGGATGTATGTTGGTAGTGCTCTTGATATCTTTTCAAGATGGAAGGTACATCTAAGGGGTTTGCGTCAAGGTAAGCATCATTCTAGGGCATTACAAGCAATCTTCGATAAATATGGACCATCAGCATTCGTTTTTGAAGTTTTGGAAGAATGTGCTTCTGAACAGCTTTACGAGCGCGAACAGCAGTTCATGAATATTCATAAACCTGACTTAAATTCGGCTCCAAACGCGGGGAGTCCACGTGGCATTAAACGCACTGCTGAGCAACGTGTTGCCCATACAAAGAGAATAAGAGCTATTTACGCTGATCCAATTAAGCGCAAACGCATTAGGGCAGCAAAGTCAGCGGCTATGCGTGAAAAGTGGAAGAACTCAGAATTTCGAGGCAGAATGTCGACGGCTTGGCGTACGCGTCCGTGGGATGGCGAGGAGGATAATTACCTTTTCAATCTCTCTGGGCATCTTCCTCTTAAAGAATTAGCCGTAGTTTTTGGCCGAACACCGTCGGCCGTCCAAAATCGTGTCCATTTCCTCGGTCTCAGTCTCCGCGCCAAAGGAGCGAGGGTGTGAATGGGCACCGGCTATCTCACCCCCGCGCAAATAGCGCAGATCAAGGCGATCCGAGCGAAGGCCTGGAACCGCCCGTTCACGGTCTACACAGAGGTACGGAGCTCGCCGACAGATTACTACGACACGCCAGCGCTCCTGCAAAGTGGCACGACCACGGTGCTATCAGGCGACTGGGCCTGGCGCGGGCAGGTGGAGAACCGTGGAGAAGCGGGTGGAGTGATCCAGCATGCGGACTTAGCGCTGGCAACGGATATCCTGTATTCCGGCTCCCTGATGCAGGCGGGGGTACGACTGGTCGTCGACGGCATCACGGTGGCGGTGATACGGGCATCCCCGTACCCAGATTCAGGGGAAATCGTTGTGAACGCTGTCAGAGTTCTGACGACCAATGAGTAATCTGCTCCTCGCGCTCTCGGACGTCTCACGCCTTGTCGTGACGGGGTCCTTCTGGTGGTTTGTCATCAAATTCTGGAACATCAGGAACGGACTCGTGCTCCGTCGGTTCGCGGATTTCATTGTTGCGCTGGCACTCACCAGTAGCTGGATTACCCTAGTACATTTCGACCGGCGATTCGATGTATTGCCAATGATCGATCTCAACNNCATCGCACTCGAATGGCAGTGGGTGAGTAGCGCGATCCTTGTTACAACACTTCTACGCCTCGGCCAGGCACTCCTCCGGACGCCGACATGAGCGAGCCTGCAAGTGGAACTAAGGCACCTTCGACGATCGATTCGGCAATCGCGGAGATCGTCTCTGCTGCCGCTGACCGTGCGGCCGAGCGTGTGCTCTACCAAGCGGCCATTACCCGTGCTGAGGTCGAGCAAGAACTGGTGAGGTTTAATGCCGAGCGTACGAGCATGATCAAAGAAATTTCACTTCAGGTCGCGGCAGCGGCGGCGAAAGCTGATCTCGCGCTGGTGCAACATCAACTCGAAGAGATGACACGGTTTCAATCCATTGAAGAGAAGATGGCACTGGTGGCGACGCAGATGACGAATATGGCTGCATCATTTTCTCAGATTGCGGCCGACGTGAAGTCCTTACTGGCCACGCGATCGTATACGCAGGGTGCGTGGAAGATGTTAACCGTGCTTGCCGTCGTTATCTCTGCTGCGGTGGCCATGATAAGCAATTTCCTGCAAAACAGGTGGCCTTGGGGTCACTGAGGTCAATCAATGACTGAGAACGGGACCGTGACGCTGTCAGCCAAAACGAAGGAAGAATTCCGGCGTGCGGTGAACAATTCCGTGCGACACGCGAAGCGGAGTCTGCTCACGTTCCTCGAGTTCCAGAAAGCGCAGCACGCGGAACTGGATCCGCTGTACGGATATCTGATGAAACGTGTGCACAACGACGTCTCGATCATCGAGGACCAGGTGGACGCGGCGTTTGAAATCGTCTGCAACGGCGGCATTATTCCAGCATTTGGCCGTACTGAAGAAGAACAGAAACGGAGCGCTTGATGCCTCTTATCGATCTGCTTGCGGAAGACTTGGCTGCCTTGCAACGCATCGTCGCTCATACCATGGCATTCGACGTGACCGTGGTACAGCTTCAACGTATTGCTGCAGCGCTTGGTGTAAGTGTGCCTGCACCTGCGCCTGCGCCTGCTCCAGGGCCTACGCCAGCGCCTATTCCTGCTCCAGCTCCGGCGCCTGCTCCGGTACCAGTACCTGTGCCGTTGCCTCCTCCGCCTCCTCCGGCATCTACTCCTGGACCTCCTGGACCGGGGTGTTTCGGAGGTCAATCGAGCGCGTTCGCAGCAATCTATGAAGATGTGCAGCTTGGGTCGTTCTACGAAGCAGACATTACCGGCGGCAATGGACCCGATGGATCGAATCCGTCAGGCGAAGGCGTGGATAATCATTTCTTTTTCGTGGGTCTGTCGAGCCGAGGACACTCTGTGTGGGCACCGCAATCTCTGTACCACGGCGTGCGGCGACCGACGGACGCTGTGATATCTGCAGCCCTGGCGGCAGTCCATGGTGTGCGCTACGTCGTGATCGGATCCTCTGATCCTCTAGATGAATCATGCGCGATCTATGAAGCTGGAGCGCCAAATTGGCCGTCTCCAGGATCGAATTACATTCGTGTAGGGACGTCAGGAACGGGCGGTATTCCAGATTTTTCACTTGGAGCAGGTTTACCTATCTATGCTCGCCCAAATGTCAATCCATCATTACTCCATGCCGTGATTCTCGCCCTAGGCGGGACTGCGACGTGAGGATCTAGGAATGCGTGGGATGGCGATAACGATCTGCATAGGAATCGGCGTACTGTTCCTGTACCTAGCGTGCCATCACAACGGGAGGCTGAACTAAGTCATGGCAGTCGGTACGCTTACCCTCACAGCACAGGGCCGAGCCAAGCTCGCCCGATTCCTTGTTGCCGTGCGACAGGAAGCGTCCGCAGCGGTCGGCTATGCTGCGGTCGAACTCAAGTCCGCGGTCGCCGATGCTGCGCCGTCACCGGAAGAAGAGGGTCGCCTCCTATCCGAAGGTGTCGGGGTGTCTGGTGGAGGCCTCGCTGCCTTTGGAACGCCAGAGGGTGGCAGATTTCTCCGTCAGGGTACGATGGTATCGTTGCGTGAGGCGATTCAAAGTGATCCGCTGGAATCGAAGGCAGTGACACAGGACCGCTTTGTGGCAGGGTTTGGAAGTCCCACACGTATCAATGCGAAGACAGGGTTCTCATGGCAGACGCGCCGGCGCGGGATCCAAGGGCCGACGTTGCCGTTCAATCAGGCCTACGTACAGGCACTGGAAAACGGCGGCGTGATCTGGAAAGTTGTTCCACGTCCCGGCACACGAATCCTCGAACCAGAACCCGGCCGCTTTGCACGAGAAATGTACAAGACACTTGCCCCGCGTCGCATGTTCCGCGGCACGCTTTTTCTTCGTCAGACGCGGCTCAAGGCTCGCATGGCAGCGGAGATCCGGCAGGCGGCGAGGTCAATTGCGTGAAAACGCTCAAAGTTAATAGGTCCATGGCTCCGATACCAATCTGGCGGGCTTGCAGTGCCTGCCATCTGGTGTTTTCTGTCGGCGTACCGGAAGGCACGGCACCTCGGCCAATCGCACATTGTCCAACTTGTGGATCTGAATTACTTGAACTGCTGGAGAAGATGACATAATGCCGCCTATTGCCCCGACACCATTGATGCGGTCACTGCCGAACATTATCGCGTCGATGTTCAGGTATTTATCCGATCTGCAGTATACGGTCGGTACCCGCACCGATACGCTCAAAGGATTCTTTCCGGGGCTCATTATCTTTCCAGCGTTCCCGGATGACTTGACCGTACTGAAATCTCCCGTGCTCGCGCTGGGCAGTACGGAATATACGTCCCCTGGATTCGATCGATTCGGGTCCGTGGGATTCGACGCCGTGTATCGGTTGCCGCTGTGGGGATTTGTGTGTGGGCAGGGCGGCGATCAGAAGAACAAGGCCTATCGGGATCGGCTCATGAGCGATCTGATCGAGATCTTTTCTGGTACGGCGGCCAATGAGGGCATCGATCTTTATGATTCGGAAACGCGGCAAGTTATTTCCACCGTGGAAGTGGTCGGGTGCATGGCGCGAGAAGTGCCGACGAATGCGCCGACGATCGATGCAGATCGCTTTAGATTTCTTTGTGAGGTGGATGTTTCTATAGACGCTGGGTGGACATCATGACTATGGTCGATATTATCTGGCTCGCAGGTATTATTGAAGGCGAGGGATGTTTTAGTGATGTTTATCCAATTATTCAATTACAGATGACTGATAAAGATGTTGTCGAACGCGTAGCCAGTTTATTTGATAGACCACTAAGAGCATGGCAATCTAAAACTACAGGTCTTAAGCGTGTATACATTTGTAACGTGTCTGGGACTGACGCTATTTCTTGGATGATGACGTTGTACTCTGAAATGGGCACGCGTAGAAGGGGACAGATTAAGGAAGCTATAAACAAATGGAAAGCGTCCTCTCGAATTCCTCGAGGAGCAAATGGACGCAGGCTACCGGCTATCTGTCATCCTGATAGGTTACGTAAGGCTCACGGATTGTGTCCATCTTGTAGTGTAAAGAACTATAGATCGCGTGGTAACACTATGTCTGGAGATAGAATAAAACCAAGTGACTTACATCTACGCGTGAACGCGAAAATCCAAAATACGCATTCCATTGATATCGCGAGAACGCGACCTGACTTAGGGGATATTACACCCATAGCTAAGGATATTTCTTGGCTTGCTGGCGTTCTTGAAGGCGAAGGATCATTCCTTAAAGCGAACAGGCAGCCTGTAATTTCGTTAGCAATGGCAGACCGTGATGTTATAGAACATGCTGCGCGTTTGTGGAATAGAGCTGCTAATACATGGCACCGCAAGGGTTCAACCTGTAAAGGTTCAAATTACAAACCCATACATTTCTGTCGTGTTACCGGCGTTGCTGCCATTTCTTGGATGATGACCTTGTATTCTAGTATGGGTATTCGTAGGAAACAACGAATCAAAAGTCTTATAGAGGAATGGCGAGCTTCTTCAAATATGCCCAAGAGCTCAAGGGGTTATCGTTTCCCTGCTATCTGTCACTCGGATAGAGTACGTCATGGACGTGGTCTTTGTCGTGCGTGTTATTGGAAAATTCACGGCAGTCCCAAAAGAAATACGAGCAAGCGATGCATGAACGATTCAACGTACAGCAATCTAACAAACACGAACGATGTACGACAAAACGAAGTTGAAGTAACGTCTTAACTAATACGATGTAACTATGCGAAAAGGGGAAGAAAATGGCTCAGGAGGCAAAGCGTTACAGGCGCCGCAAGAAGGAAGACGTCAGCCCACGGGCTCAGGCGCACTAAGCGAGTGATCGCTTACGTGAATCACGGCGAAGTCGGGGAACGCCCAGCCGGTCACCCGCCGGCGGCCAATCCCGAGCCAAGCGTTGCGAAGAGGGAGAACGCACTCCGCGGTACTCTCGCAATGGCGTGTGTAGAGACTGGGTGCCGTGCGCTCCGGTGCGTTATCGGAGATGAAGGGACAGTCCGCGCCTCTGCGGAAGCAGAGGATTACGCGCTTCATCGATGGGTACTTTGTAGACAATGCCAACGTTGCAACGCCAGATGTGAACAAGACAGACGAAACCTTCCACGTATTCGGCAAGGATTCGCCCGAGTCCGATGTGCTGAACAACTACGGCACACTGACCCTGGGCCTGCTCGACAAGTACACGTCCAACGCCATCCTCGATCTGATCACGGGTCAGGATCCTGGAGACACGGCACCGCATCGCTATCAGGCCGACGACCTTGGCACGGTGCACGTGTGGGCGAATATCAAGGATGCCAAGAATACGCAGTACCTCAAGTCGTGGTTCCTTGGCGGGTGGGCACCTGGTCTGCCAATGCCGTCAGGCAATCCGGAAGCCAAGGCTGCGGTGTCGATTGTCGGCAACGGACATTTGCCAGAACAGTATCAGGGCTGCTTCGTCATGATGAAGAAGGTGTCTTCAGGCGCAGCGGTATCCATGGGCGTCACGCCGATCCCGGTGCCCACAGGATCGCTGTCCGGCAATCCGCCGGAGAAGTACGCGATTTCCGTCAAGGCGATCAACGATACGACTGCATCGCCGGGCGGCAAGTTCGATCAGGAAGAGGTTACAGTGACGGCGGCGATGGTCACCTCGGCAGGGACCGTGGTATTTTCCGAGATCATGTCGCAAACGACACTGCCGGCCGTGACGCATGCGGCGGTGTACTACCTGTCGAGCGGGACCGGTGTGTACCCGACGGCGAGTGCTAAGCCGGATAAGCTGCGGACGTAAACGGTAAAAGCGTCTTCTGACGCCGGAGCACCTGACAAGGGCGCCGCTTCCTGATTGTGGGGAGCGGCGCCACAGTAAGACGTATAACGCACTCAAGCAAAGGAGCACGCAATGGCTACCGATAAGGTCCGATCCCTGCCACGCCCGAAGTCTGCCGCCTCGAAGATCTTCGAACTGTTCAAGGAAACGGAATCCTACACGATTTTGGGTCCGCACGACGAACGCATTCCTATCTTGTTCCGGAGCCTCGATTACGGGCAGAATGCTGCCCTTGTCAAAGAAATGGACCTGATTCGGGCGGCCATCAAGGACGATTTCGAGGCTGAGGATCTCCGTGCGGGGCTCACCGATCAGGTGGTTCGGTTGACACGGGAGAAGCTCCTGGACGCGATTCTGAGTCTCGAGCGTCCGCTCGCCACTGAACAGGCGGATCTAGCGCCCGGCGCGGATCCTGAAGCCATCGACGCGGCAAAGAAGGAACAGGAAGCCGTGGTCAAATGGGAAGAAGCTAGGAAGACTGAGCTTGAGGGTATGGAGGACAAGGATCTCCGGACCCTGGTCGTGGATCGGCAGACGCGGTTGCTCGTCAATAGCCGACTGCTTGGGGAATTCATGAATTCTTCTCTCGTGCACATGGTCCTCGATCCGGAGACTCAGGACGCCATGTTTTCGGCGGATGCCTTCGAATGCGCGCAGTGCGGGAAGCGATCGCGGGATCTGTCGCCGACAGCGGAGATCTGCTGTGGGCAACCGATGGAACCCGTGGCGAACTTCATCGGCCGCCTCGCGCCGCAAATCCGGGAGCAACTGGTCGAATTCCGTCGCCAGTTCACGATGAAGAAAGATGAGAAAGAGATTCGGAAGGTCGCCGAGTCGAACGCTTTTTTACCCTCTGGCGAGTCAGCCACAAAGTCGGACGATTCCCCTGGGGCAACGATCGAGACCCCGGCGACCTCCCAGCCTGTGTCGTCAGCTTATATTCCAGGAGAGGGTGGCTCGACAGTGTAGACGAGGCCGTGGGGCATTATCCCAACGCTCCCACGCCGACGCGGGTAGAGCGGTGGGTAGGATCGTACTTCACGGAATGGATTGACGAAGCGCAGAGATTGGAGAAGGAGCGCATGAAAAATCCTGAGGTGACCACGCATCCTGGATTCGGTCGGCAAGGCGAAATAGAAGCAGGCCATTGGGTCCAGTGGTTTGAATTAGTGGATGGCCTCAATGCACGAGATGACGAAGACACTGATGATCGTGATTCTGAAATCGAGGAAGAGCATATTGTACCTGAT